ATCTCATCGAATACATCATTAGCCGTTGGCACATCTGCCATACTTACATCTTCCGATAACTGTTGATATTCCTGTGCAACTTCCGAATCAAGTCCTTCAAAATCATTTATGAAATTCTGTAATAACTGTTTTTTATATGGCGTTAAATTAGTTTTGATTTGCTCTCTCGCATAAACCATTGCGCTATCCCAATCTTTAGTCGCAATATCTGGTAAAACTTTCTTGTATGTATTTAATTTATTAGCATAAGTAGTTATGAATTTTTGGTTACCAGCACCCTCAACATCTTGTCTTATATCGTTCATAGCTTCGGCTTCCATCTGTTTCAATTCCTCATCTGGTATCTCAATGTCCCCATCGCTATCATTATAAATACCCTGTTGGTATTGAGCGAATTTAGCAGGGTCGCGCATACCTTTTGGAACGGATGGGAATAAGTTTGTCATCCTGTTCTCTCCAAAGAAAGAAGAAGTAAATGGATTTCTTTTAGCTCCAGTAACCGACATTGCCATCTCGTAAACATCATCAACAGTTTCTTCTGTAACTTTCTTTGCCGCAGTTAAGAAGTTTTTAACCTGTCCTGTTTGTGATTGCTTTGGAATGAAATCATCCACCATCCCTTTTACCCAGCTTACTATATCACCTTTAATATCTCTTGATACACGGATAGGAATTGCATCTAAAGATTCGCCCTCCCCTTTAAGTTTAGTTATTATCTTAATCCATTCGTCTTTATATTTCGTGATATTGGCAAGAGCCTGTATCGCTTCAGGTTTAGCAGTCTTAAACCCACCTTCCATAGCTTCCGTTGCCGCTACCTTTATATCAGTCATCAAGACTGGAGCGCCTTTTGTGAATAGAGCATACGCCCCAACTCCTACAAGTCCCAATCCTGCCTGTAGCCCTGCAAATAATACAGCCGTTAAAACACCATCTCCTGCAATCGTTCTCCAGTCATCATTAGTAGCATAAGATTTTAAAGTCCCATAAGTAAGACCCAATGCACCGGACTTAACAACAGGCTTAATACCTCCCTTAAACATCGAAGCTATTGTTGGCTGTGCAATATCTGTGAATAAAGGTTTAGCAAACTTGGTAGCAAGTCCACCTGTTTTACCAGCCAAAGAAGTTAAAGGAGCTAGCATTGAAGCAACCATAACAGCATCAGCAAGGTCATTAGCCGCTTCCTTTAAAGTTCTAGGAGGGGTTGTTCTCCCCAAGTATTTATTATATGCTGGCTCAACCTGTACGCCTGATAACTTTTCTTTTGTTTTAGCTTGCGATACAAGCGCAAGACGCAAAGCCGGTTTAGCTGTATATTCCGCCCCTGTTTCTACAATCTTTTGCCCTATGTCACCCATTGCTTTTATAGTTTTAATGGCAGGAGTGAACATCATACTTGCCGCCTGCATAGAACTATCTATAAATCTATCTCCAAAACTTTGAGTTTTACCTTCGGGAGTGCTTGCATTTAATTCACTTAAAGACATCCCAACCTGTCCTATTGTTAGCTTCGTACTAACAGTAGGCGTAGTAGTTTGTGCTACTTCTATTGATGGCGTAGTTACTTCTGGTATTCCCGTACCAAGACCAACCGTTGATTTAGTTCTTTTTTGAGTTACCATAAGTTTTATTATTTTATTTCCATATTAATTTTTTTGAATCCCATGTATATCCTAATTTTTTCATAATAGCAGTCAAGTCGGTATCACTTATATTTGGTACTAAATCTGTTACCGCCTGTGCTATTTCAGTAGGATTTAACTTATTACCGCTTACGTCAGTCTTTAACGTATCTAACATCTCTTGAGAAGTTAATATATCATCCGCAGTTAAATCTTCTTGTATCAAATCTTTCCCCCCAGCATTAAGATACCAGTTATTAAATGTATCTTCATCTGCTGAATTTTGTAATAATAATTTCGCATCTTCATAATCACTCTCGGTTGCATAACCTTGTAAGCTAATAGCTTCGTTTATATAATTTATAGCCGCAGTACCACCGCTACCAGTCTTTAAGGATGTATCAGTATATTCAGCAGGAGCAGTTGTAAATGTTTCAGCTCCACTTGGATTAACAGAAGCGGAATCATCTATTTTAGTAGTAGGCAATTTTGTACCTTCGGCCTCTCCAGCTACGCTTTTTATTTCTTCAGCATTAGGCGACCAGAAACCAATCACCCACGGACTATTGAGTGCAAGTTCTCTGCCGATAGTCGCAACTCCAGCCCTATAATTTGATTCTTCTAATATCATCTTGCCATCTTCAGTAAATCCTCTGATTATTGCCGTATGTCCAACATCTCCTTCGAGTGTCTGTACTACATCGTTTACTTGCGGAGTTCTTTCGCTAAGAGTAAATCCGTAATTATTCACCCACGATTGTCTTTCTTCTTTTGTATTCAAGCCTGTTGGCATTTGAGGATAAATTTCTTCAACATATAAAGCACAATTACCTCCATACGCCCCCGTATATCCAGTTGCCACTATATCGCCTTCCGCACTACTTGTAGTTTCATCAACAAAAGTCATATTGCCATACTCGTCTACAAAAGTAAGCAGTCCAAATTGTTCAGATAAAGCCTCGTTATATGTAAGTTTACTAGGTTTGCTTGAAGCAACTGAAGCATCGTATTCAGATTTCTTGATATACATATCCATTTCGTTTTGACTTTCCCATGCTCTTTGTTCAAGTCCCTGCACATACGCAGTTGCTTTATCCCATTCATCTTTTACCATCCCGTAATTAGTGAGTGCGGCGTTATAAGTATCAACCTGTGCCTGTGCTATTTGTCCTGTGGTAAAGTTATATTTATCATACAAAGCTGACATCTCATTAGCTCTTTGTTGTAGGCTCGGTGATAATGTAGCCATGCTTGTAGGCAGACCTGCGGCTTCATATAGTTTGCTAGTCCCAATATCTTGGCTTCCAACGCCTGATACCTTCTGCAAAGCTCTTTGCAAGAAGTACAAAGAAGAATTGCTAACATTTGTTGCGCCAACCTGTCCTTGCGCCTGTTCCAATTTAAAAGCACTCTCCCCAAGATTCTGTATATATTCATCAGACATCCCCATTGCTTTTAACTCCTCTGTGTTCAATCCACTCGCTGAAATAAAATCAGCCTTCTCGTCATCGCTCAAATCAGTCCAACTCTGAATCCCAAGTTCAGTAGCTAAATCAGCCGTCTTTGCTTTCCCGGTATCAATCAAGTCCTGATTTGCTGTTGAATCAGCCGTAGCAATAGGCGAAGCAGGTTCGTCTATCTCCCCAGTAGTAGCAGATGTATCAGACCCCGTTAGTTTCACTTTTGTATCAGGAGTTGTATCGATAGGTCTTGTAACAGACGTATTGCTACGCCATGTACTTAATGCACTCTGATATGCCTTTAATCCAGCAGCATCACCGTATTGCGCCTTAAAAGCTGTTAGATTTGGTTGAGCCTTGCCCGACTCCATTTCTGTGACTGTAGCCATAAATTTATATTAAGATAGTAAATTAGTTTCCCAACCCTGTTGTTCGTTCCCAATAGCGTTTGAATATAATTGGCTTAACGCACTAGCCTGTGCGCTTTCGCTTGCCTGTTGTATCGTACCTGTTGTGTCCCCAGTCGTGGCTAAACCAAGGGCAGACGTTCCTGCTGTGCCGAGTTGTTCTTCAGCAGAAGCGGCTAAATCTGCAAGACTCTTATTATAAGAACTTAGAGAAGATTCCGATACTAGTCTTGCTTCCTGTGGAACTAATCCCTCAAAATAATCGTTAAAGTTAAGACCTTCAACCGGACTTGTACCTTTGCCTTCTTGCGCATAAGCACTTTCAGCCCCTAGATATTCTCTCGCCTTGCCAGTAAATGTCATACCGGCAGCTTCAAGACTTGCTTTGGCAGAATTTAAATTAGCCTTAGCAGTTGCGCTTTCACTCTCTAATGCCAATGCTCTTTGAGCAGTCATGTAATCTTTTGAACTTTGTATATATGCAGTTGCTCTATCAAGTTGGTCTGCATAGTATGGGTCGATTGTTGAAGCTTTTAATTCGTTAAAGGTTTCAAGAATAGTATCAAAATTTACTTCCGTTCCTGATTCCCAATTGTTCACGGCATCTGTATATAGCAAGTAAGAATCAAACGTTATCAACCCGTCATTATAAGCCTGTGTCAGTTCATCTATTGCTGATTGCCTAGAAGCATTTATATCAGTAGTAGTATCAGTTGTCGTAGTACCACTTGCTGTATCAGTTGTTGTATCAGCAGCCGTACCATCTGTAGTAGTACCTGATGTCGTACCGCTATCTGTCTTCCCGCTAGATTCTCTCCATGCAGCAAGAGCGCTCTGATAAGATGTTAAAGCCTTTGAACCTTGTGATTGGTCACTTCCATAAGCCTCCTTAAACGTATCAAGATTCGGTTGCATCTCCCCAGCTTCCATCTTTTGCAAATCTGTTTTTTCTATATAATCGGAAGTGACTCCAGCAGATTGTAAAACTGATTGACCAGAAGAATCGGTCTTGAAATACTGTGCAGTATCTTCTGTCACAAATTGATTTATATAATTCTGTAAATTCTTACTCCAGTCTTCATATTCAGCGACAAGTGTTGGATTAGAAGTACCAACTCTAGCAGGGTCGCTACGACTTATTCTTTCCTCGGCACGATTCAAGGCGTAATTGATTTCTTCAAGTATAGCCTCCATCTTGCCAGCCTTTGCGATATAAGCCTTCAATGCAGCATCGGATATACTATTGCCATAGTATGTTTTGGCAACGGCATACTTTCCTTCTTCAGTACTCGGCATTGTGATTTTAATCGACATATCTGTTATTGTTAATTTTTAATTGCGTAATTCAATCGTTATACCTGTAATACCATTTGTACCCGCAGTTCCATTTGTACCGTCATCAGCGCCACCTCCCGCCGTATATGTTGCAAGCGATTTACTCCCACCAGTCCCGCCAGTTCCACCAGTTGCCGTAATTGTCCCAGAACCAGTCTTTCTATTATATACACATACTACTAATCCGCCATTACCACCATCTCCTCCTCCTCCACCACCGGAACCAGCTCCACTTGATTGTAGCAATCCGTTTATCCACGGACTTCCTGCGTTACCACCATTTCCCCCGTTACCTCCATTAGCACTTATAACTCCATTATTAACTAAAAATCTTGCAAATAGGCAAACAATTCCTCCATTAGAACCACATCCACCGCTGCCACCACCACCACCAGTTGCAGCTTTTCCTGTACCAGTACAAGCAGTTGCTCCACTCCCACCAGAACCAGACCCTCCATTATTAGCTGCCGAACTTATAATACTTGTAGCCACGAAATCGTAAAGATTATAAGCAGGAGTTACTGAATATGGTAAATTTGTAACTCCAGTTGTTGAACCTGCCGTACCTGCTGCTCCAGCAGTACCTACTGTATATCCTCCTGAAAGTCCACCTTGGCCACCAGCTACCCCATTTTGAGAAGATACTAGTGTTACATTTCTAGTAGTTCCAGTTCCACCTGCTACTCCAGCTCCTCCATTATTGTTAGTTGTTTTACCATCGGCTCCTGCCTTCCCTGCCTGTCCTGCATCAACACCTGCCAAAGAACCAGCAGAGAGAGCAGTACCAGCAGTACCAGCAGTACCTCCGGCCGCCGTTGTTTCAGAGGATGGGGTTACACCATTTCCACCATTTCCACCAGCCACTCCATTTCTTGCTATCGTACCATTATTAGTACAAGTCCCTTTTACAAAAACTCTATAACTACCAGTATTTAACGTAACACCATTATTAACAGTTAAATCGTCATAAAACATATCACTCGTAAGAGTTGTATCAACGCTTATTGTCACATCTCCATCTTTACCATTCCCATAAAAACCATTAAGACTTAAATCAGAACCATTCACGTTTAATACTCCTGATACATCGTCATATGTAAGATATTGATTATTCGTATAATCTCCTATGAAGATACCATAAGTATCAGCAACAAAGCCGGCAGTACCATTAAGATTCCCTAATCTCACTCTTTCAGAATATCCGTTATAAGCTACCCCTGTTCTTGAATAGACTGAATAGTATGGAGCGTTAGTACCTTCTCCGTACAGCCTCAACCATCCACCTGAATATGTTGCAGCTCCATCTGATTCACCAATCTTCATAACCGCAGTACCAGCCTTCCATGCAGGATTAGCATTTGCAGAATAGGCACTAGCCAAATCTCTGGTAACAGAATATGTAGGCGCAGAAGCAGCACTTGTTACTCTCATATACTCCTCCTGTATTCCACCTCCGTTATCAGCCCTTATATAGAGCATATCATTAGCTGCAAACGTTGTATTGCCCTCTATTGTTAAAGTAGAAGCATCCAACGCCGTCATGCTTGTCGATATTTTATCTGCATTAGTGACTATTAACTGGCCACCAACAGCAGATGCAACATCATATTTAAATACAGACCCGTGTATCGTACCTTTCGTTTCAACGTCTTGGAATTTAGCTTTACCACTTTTTAATACATACGCAGTTGCGTTATCATTATCAGCAGTAAAATTAGTATGAGTACATCCCCACCATGTATCACCATCTGTTTCAACGTGGAAAGAATCAGCAGTAGTATCTTCATCAGGTATATTTATCTCCGTAACATTAAACCCACCAACGATAGATAGAGTAGTACCATCCCATGAAAGATAGGTAGTGCTATCCCCAAGATAGAACTTAGCTTTATTGCTATCCGAATCATCTATACCCAAGATAAACCCTGATTCGGTATTGGTGAAATCGGTCTTGCCCGCTGCAAAGTACACATCGCCTTGTCCATCTACAACATCAAGCGTCATCTTCTTGGAAGAGATTGTTCCAGCAGTTAGCTTATCAACACTCAACTCTGAAATCTTATCTCCTGAAATAGTATTAACAGCAGTCGTTGATTGAGTATCTACATCCTCCTCCGTTATAACAGGGAATACGGAATCAATAACATCTTCATCAAATGCTGTATTATACTGTAGCGATATGTCGGCTCGGTTTAAAGAAAATCCGAGGTCGGAAATTTGAACCATTATTTCTTGCTTATGTTTGGAATAGATATGTCTTCATACTCTACAACCATTCCAAGAATTGAGAAGTATGGATTTTTAGAACTCTCGACAAACTCAAACTGTACCATGTTAAATTCAACATCATTTCCATCGAACACGTTGATATATTTCGTAAGCTGTCCGATTGATACATAAGGTTTCAAAGCTCTTGTGTTCTTATCAAATACTCTCATCTTAAGCTGACACCCGATAGCTCTATCGGAAAATACAGTAACTCTTTCAAGTCTTTTCCTGATAGAAGGGTCGTCAAAATAATATGGTTTAGTTTCACAATTAACAGATATATCAGTTGCCGTAGAATATGCGCTTACATAGTTATCAGCATAATACTTTGTAGAGTCTGTGTATTTTGATTTATCCCATACATCCCCAACAGTAGAACCCATATATAATCTCTGTACGCCGGAGCTGTTGTAGCGAGCGAATATACTCATCGCAGTACCAAGCTCTCTCCATCTCCAAGTACTAGTAGCAAAGTTGAATACCAAATCAACATTTGCATAAGCTACGCCGTCTACAGTTACGTTACCTACATAGAGATGATATTCTTCATCTATTACTTCAGCGAAGAAGTTAGATGGTGTTCCGCCTCGTATAAAGTCGATTACGTTGCCAGCAATGTTCTGTGGCCTTCCCATGTTCGCAGACACCCATACTCCATCACTATTAGCCCAAATCATATATGCGCTATAGTTTTTAAGCGTTCTATGAGAAGAACAACCAACATCCCATAATTTCTTGAAAGAAGTCTGATTATAATAATACGCCATGTACTCTGTGAAAATCAGGAGATAATCCCAGTTCTCACCCATAGCTATTATTTCTTCTGAATAGTCTATGTCTATGAAGTCCGTTGCAGGAGTCCAAGTTATAGCACCAGCGCTTGGAACAGAACTAAAATATACTCGATAAGGATACGCGCCACTATTATAGCAATTAGCCACATACAACCTATCACGATAACGCTTAATATATTTCGCATTTGGCATATTCGTTACACAAGTAGAAGTCGAGAAAGTAGTATTAGTTAAACTCCCTACTGGCAACCATGCTCCATCAGTAGAATCATAGCCAACAGGGAAGCAATATCCTATAAAGGATTCAAACTCCACCTTCGCATCTTCAAAAGCGTTATAAGTTGTACCCGTGTTTATGTTAGTCCAAGTACCACCGTTGTTGTATTGCAACAGTAGATTCGCTCCAGTATCATCATTCTTTGTTCTTAATATCTTTTGCGTTGCACTCGACTGTCTGAAGTTATAAAGACCTGTGATTGATTTAGCTGCACTTGCTACGTCACCAATCCTGTAGTATCCAAGGTCTTTTGTCAAAGCCCCCAGCTTATAAGAAATAACTCCACCATTCATAACTCTAAACGAGTTGTCATCCATTAACATTGGATTAACAGCTTGATTTGCTCCCTTTATCCAGTTTGAAAGATATGCTTTAGCCATATTAGTAGTTTGTGTAATAAACATCCGAGTTCCAATCCTGACGACTTCTATCAGATAAATCATCTCCACCGAATCTGTAGTATCTGTATGTATCAAGAGAATAAGCTCTATCTGAATTTGCATTTGATAGAAGTGCTTGGTCATGCAACGTCTTATAAGTTACAGCCTTATCCATATTGCCTCTCTTAAGCTCAATCTTATAAGCTATGTAGTACTGTGCGATATTATAGAAAGGTATCTCCGTTGTATCTGACATATCTGTAATCGGAGTAAGTGACTTGATATACTTAATCTTGATTGGATAGCCACTCAAGTTACTCTCCGCAGGTCTATTGAAATATAGATAACCGTTAAAGATAGTCCAATACTGTGGGCGACCACTATATGCTTCTTGCCAACAAGTCCTGCCCGCAGCGATATTAACAGTTATAGAACCAGTACCACTTGCAGGGATTCCTGATAATGTATCAGATGAATTTGCAGTATATGTAAGAGAATTGCCTCCAACATTTACAGACCCACTAGAATCGAACATAGAGCTATCATCAAGTACCAGAGAGGTAGCACCGATACTCGCCGCCGTTGTTACTTGAGAATAAACACGACCCTCAAGACTCCTATCAAAAACATCAATAGGCATATATTCGGTTCGGTACTTACCTACTCTGATATTTAGAACAGACTGTTTCGTTTCTCCATACTTCATCCCATAAGTTAATCCGCTCAATGCGTATCTATTTTCATCTGTTACAAGCGTAAGAGCCGTATTATCTTCTATAAATTCCCAGCTCCAATCTTTTTTCACTCCTGTGGAGGGGTCGATATATTGAGTAACATAATCTTGCCAATCCTGTACGCTCCTCAAAAGAAAGTCCGGATTCATTTCGCCATTCTCTTGCATCTGCGCTCCTGTTAAATCAAGCGCATTTTGTATCATCTTATAGGCAGAACTTGAACCTAGTCCTGAAGAAGAAACATAATCAGAAGCAGAACTATCTGTAGTACCATCTGTGAAGACAGCATAATAATACGCATACGCCGTATCAGTAGAAATCAGCGTATATTCATTATAAGGCTTGTTCCATTGAATCATTATCGCATCAGCTAACTGATTAGCACTTGCGGTCTTAGCATCAATAGAAGCGATTAAAGTACCAGCACCGCCAGATGTTGCAGCTCCATATATCTTGAAACCTCTCTCGAATATCTTTGTAACAGGACAATCTACCTCGTGTGCGAACTTATTTGTATTTGTTATCGTTACCGAAGTACCTCTAGTAACAGCTCCATTTACATCACCCTCTTCTGTTTTCTCATCCCCAATCTCTCCCATAATAAACCAATCATCATCGGCAAACATATTATTATCAAGGAAACTAGCAGCAGTCCCACCAGCCGCCAATTCAGTCCCAAGATAAGTTCTCGGATAATTTGAAATATCAGGATGTTTGATTCTTATAACCGATTTTTCAACCGATAGAATCTGTGGTATTGAAAGACTTTTTGCCGTAGCCATATTTTTAAATTAAATTATTCGAGCCTCTTAGTAAGTATGATAAAATATCGAGAACGTCAGAGTATCGCCACCTCCACTTGATGATGCTACCTTTGCTCTTATTTTTGAGTTGGCTGGTATTTTTGGTGTTGTCATAGGTGTAGGCGCAACGCTATTTGTACCTGAAGCTCTAGTGATTCTTGCCCTGCCACATTCCGTATCTGACTCTCCATAATACAGAACAAGTTCATAAGTGTCTGAAGCCGAAGCGGCAGCCACGTTTAGAAAGTGTATATCGAAAGTGCTTGTAATCGTACTAGCAGGAACTACTTCTATAAAATCGCCTAATTGCCAAGCTCCTGCACCCCCAGTAGCAGTTATACCTGCTGCGAGTGTAGGATAAACTTTTTGAGCGGAGTGTATGTGTTCCTCTATATCGTGGAGAACGTCATACGCCGACCCCACCGTAGGAGTTGCAGGAGCAGCTGTGTTTAATGCCTGAATTGCAGCCCATGTTATTTGTCCACTCATAAATTTAAGAGATTACTGTTCTAAGTTTGCCCATTTCTGGGCCTTCATTTGCTAACCATTCATAAGTTCCATTAAGACTCATGGTATTCCCGTTTCCACTTGCATCTGTAACAGACGCCCCAGCACCATCTGCGAATTTATAATGTGCTAAAAGAGTACCGCCAACAGGGATAGTATTGTCGTAATAATAATCCTGCATTTCCGTTAACGTCATCTGCTTCCCTTTTATCCATCTCATCTCTCCGCCTACTACTAAATTAGTGTTAGCCGCCCCGTTTGAACTACGCCATGCTTTAGTATCATCGGTAAGGTATTCCGTTCCAGTTCCACTTGCTGTAATCGTTTGATTAACGCCATTCAATGTTATAATCGGTACTGTTTCTGGCGTACTCGCATTGTATGAAACCTGGGCACAAATCCATCTGTTATATGGCAGGCTTAGTAATGGTGTTTTGTAAAGCCTGTTTGAAGCGGTATAAGCAGACCCAAATCTAACTCTATTAACAGGATAAGTACCACCTGAATCAAATTGCAGCCACCAACCCTGTACTGACGAAGTAGGGGAATATATCGGGAATACGACAGCAGCAGAAGATGCCTCTGCCTTAAACCACGTAATGAAACTTGACCCACCTACAAACAAATCTTCCAAAGCGTTTGCGTTGGGTATATTGAAATAAGACGAAGCTCCTGACAGCCGAATAGAATATGGGAAATCTCTTACGACTGGTCTTCGTGTTGCGATAGCTGTTCTAGCCGATGCGATTGCCGTCCTAGCTGAAGTAATAGCTGTTCTAGCCATAGAATTTAGATTATTGTTCTTGTGTTGTATTCATCTGCTGCTTTTTGCAATTCCTCATCTAGCTTTGCGCTATCTTCTCCGTCGACCTCGTATCTTTGCCATTCACTCTCTACTGCATCATCTCTAATAAACTTTGCTTCACAGACTGTTTTTACTTTTGCACCTACCTCGTTTTCGAGATAAGTAACGTTGCGTTTTTCAAATGTTGCCATAGTGTGTTTATTTATAATAATAAGATAATTGTGGAAGTCTTCCTGTTGTTGCTGCGGCTGCATGAGTAACTTCTAGCTTCGGGTCTTTTGTAACATCTGCTTCTTCCGTATAATAATGGCTTGCACAATTCTTCTTCTCTCCACCACTTGAATCTATTGCTGTGTTTTCCAAGTCGTGTCCTTCTCTTATGCCTAGTTTTGTATAACCAGTCTTATCTATCCACCCGATACCAGTTGCGTTTAAGGAATAATCGTAATATCCGCCAGTAGATATAGAAGTAATATCGTAATTAGACGAACCTTTTGTTGTGCCAACAGCGTCATAATCTCCAACCGCAAGAGAAGCCGTACTAGCTTGCGTGGTTTGAATCACGGCTAGATACGCTTGGTCGTCATTGTCTTGGTCGGTAATAGAAATTACATATATCTGCAATTTAGCAGCGGATATAACGTCTGTATCTGGTAGCGCAGATGTATCAATAGGGAAATAATCTCTTGATATTGCGAAGTTACCGTCTGCTTGGAACATAGACCTTGCTCCATCAGCAGAGGCAATTTCTACTGCGCCATCGCCATCAGCAGCCCCTTGCGCATCAGCCCATGCAGCTTTATCTGCTGTATATACAATCCCATCTCCTGCCGCCGAATAAAAGGTTGTTACTGTCATGCTGTTTGTTCGTTAATAGGTGTTCTACTTGAATCCTTTGCCAACTGCATGTTCAAAAACGAAACAAGTTCTTGGTCTGTTTTAATCTGTCCGAAATCGCCTTGAGTAAAAACAACAGTATCATTTCCATTCGCCTCTTTTTTAGTTCGCTTGTCAGCAAAATGAGACATATCTTCTCGTGTAAGCTGTTTCGCTCTTCTGTATTTAGTAACCATATTGTAAGACCCATCTTCTTTATATTCTCGTCTTTTGGCAGTTTCGCCTTCATAGAAACGGATAGCAGCTTCTAAGATGTAGCCGTCATCGCTTCTTGTTATGTACCAGAATTTATAAGAAGTTTGCATATTAAGCAGAAGTTACAGTTGAACCTGGTGTTAAAGGTGACCAATGTATAACCGCAGAAACCGTACCTGTATTCGAAGCAGCGCAATCTAATTCGACTGCACCTGCTGGGAATGTAAGAGGGCTTGAAAAGAACGGGAAGCTAACAGCTCCGTCAGCCGCCTCTTTCATGGCATCTGTGTTTGTTGATGTTGCATAATATCTTGTCCTCGTAGGGTCGTTCTGTATATTCAATGCAGCAGTTATATCTGTCGTACTTCCATTCGTAGGGTTGTATTGCAGTTTAGTGTTGTTCGCTTGGTCTTGAATTGCTGTTCCTACTTCTAATTCAAGAGCGAATATCGCCACCCTGCCAGTTACGTTAAACAAAGCACCAGCGGTCGACTGTGGAAGATTTGCCGCTGCCTTTGCCGTAATCTGCGTTAGAGGTGGGTAGTTCTGTGTTAAAGGAGTCATATAAGTTTAATTATAGATATGAAACGTTTGTAGATAGATAGCTGCCTCCGATTGTCTTTGTAAACTCTGTGCTAGATAAACAAACAACGATACCAGTAGAAGCATATACAGGATAATTGCAGTTAATCTCGAAATCCCAGAATGAATCTGTACCAGTTGTGTGGATTATCTTAAACGGAGCTTTCAAGTGCGTTACAGCACCATCAGCAGGCAAAGAAGATGCGTTTAAAAGTTGTATATAATAAGTTCCACTTGCAGCAGTTGAATCCAATCTTCCTCTGCAAACATATACATTTCCTGCGCTTGCTTTCGTTACGGTACTTGCCTCTAATGCAGCAGGTATATCTGTTGAAAGTGCGTAAGTATTAACAGCAATAGGTTTTACAACAACTGCTGTTATATTATTTGTCTGGTCTTCTCCTGCTCCCAGCCTAGTATTGTAAACTAAAGTTTCACCTTTTAGAGAACCGATAGCATCAACTCTATCACTAGCACTAACATCGGCAGGTAGAGAAGTGGGGTCAACAGCTTTGAAACCAATCTTGATAGGATTCCCAGCGTCTATTCCATCATGTGCCGTATTCCCTCCAATAGCTTGTAAACCATTTACACCTGCCGTAACAGTTGCCGTTCCTGCTACAGATGACAAATCTGTCTTCATCGAATTGATTGTAGCGATAACGTCAACTTCACTTGTACCGTCACTTATTGCAGTAGGTACAGTTTTTTGCGTCCCCGTACCAAAAGTAATAGCCGTAGTCCCATCGTTTAATCCAACTGGAACGTTCTTGGTCGTGCCAGTTCCAAATACAATCTTAGTAGTACCGTCATTCAATTCTGCTGGAACTGTTTTAGTTGTGCCAGTACCAAGAGTTAAATTGCTAGTACCATCTGTAATCTTAGCAAAAGGCGCATTTGTGAGAAGTGAACCAGTTGGAGGTACTGTACCATCAGCTCCAATGTTTTGCGTTGGGATGACTTTCGTAGCAGTTGTTCTCGCTGTATTTGCTGCGGCTACTGCATCGCCATTTATCTTTATAATATCAACTTTATCCCCAGCACTTCCTCCTGTTGTTGGGGTTCTGTAAGAATAACTTATTGAATCATTAGCTACTGTAGCCTTTGAATTTAACCATACCATACCTCTGCGATGGTCAATTGCATAATCACCAGCAGTTGCGAGATAAGGCGTAATTGTTGCCTTCTGGTCTGCCGGACTCATCGTAACCATTGCTGAAAATACTTCTTCAGGTATTGATACTTTAGTCGCCGCTCTGTCTGCTGCTGCGAAAGATACCGAAGTATCGTTGTAACTACCAATAGCAGAAGCAGAAGAATTTAAGATGTTATCATAAGTCGTCTTGCCCCATACTATCGTTTTAGCTGCTTGTCCTACTCCTGCAGCCCATACTGTTGAATTGAGATAATACCATACGAAAGTTTCACCACTTACTGCGGTGACTACGCAGGAATCATCAATACGCTCAACTGGCATCGGCGTTTGTGGCTTAACATTAGCCTGTCCTTCTAATAGAGTCATATATTATTGTTTTAAATTATAGTAGCTGAATCGGATTTTTGAGGAGGCGAGCCGAACCGTTAGCTCACCCCCTCCTCCTCTAAATCTTATTCAGCATGATAGGTACATCCATCACTAGCGTTCAAGAGCAATGCTCCTTTGGCGTCTTTAGAGTGGCCAACGACTATGATGCGAGCACCATTCAGCTTTACTGTATAAGGGAATTTCGGAAGCTCAACAGGTTGTTCTACAATTACAGGCGTTTCCTCAACCTTTGCTGCCTCTTCTATTACCTTTACTTTCTTTGGTCTAGCCATAAGAATTTATTTTAAATTACTAAGCTGTTGGAGTAACACCAATACCACCTGTTCCAGCAGTAGTTACAACACCAACCATTTGGATTGCTGTATTTCTTCCGCTTGTAGCAGTAGCAAAATCAGTTGAATTGAAAGTTGCAGGATGTGAGAAACAAAGAACACCTTTAACTGTTCCTGTACCTGTTTGTACGCTTTCAGCTATTGCAGCACCACCAGCAGAATCTACAGATGCAACAAAGTTACATCTATCGAATAGGTTTGAATACAAAATGTCGCCTACTGCAGAAAGTCTGATGTGTGTAGCTGTACTAGATGACGAAGATATAATCCATGTGCAGTCTTTGAAAATGTTGGACTTAAATTCTTGTCCTGATGTTACTTGGTCGATACTCATTACTGCTCTTGCAGCAGAAGTCAAAAGTGTATCAGCTCCAAATGTGCAGTTGATATAAGTATTGCTATCTGAACCGGCGACAAATTCAAAACAATCTGTCTGGTCGAGATTCTCTGCTGTTGCAAATACAAATGAACAATTTTTATAAAGCCCACCTTCACCACCATCTTGTACTACTGTTAATCCGGTAGCAGCAGTAGCAGCTTGAATAAACTTGATATTACGGAAGCTATTGCGAACACCTGTGTTTTTCATAACATAGGCCGTAGTAGCAGCTGCAGCAAGTTGTACTTTTGCACCCTGTTGCACAAGTCTATCGCCACCATCCATACCCATAAAGTGGACTCTGTTTTTGGTGATAGCCAAACCTGAACTCAACGAATGAGTGCTATTTGCATCGAGCAAAATAACATCGTTGTTGTTGCTTTCAGTTGCATCGTAAGCATCTGACAAGCTCGTGTAGAATCTAACAACACCATTTGGGTCAGTCTTTGCAATATCTTGCATCATCTGATAATTGCCCTCATCAGTATCACCAGAATTGAAAACTACGAATATCCTACCGAATGTTGGTACTTGTGAAGCAACCATGTTTAGAATTGCTGCACCGTACCCTGAGTTTTGATTATACATATTTGATTAGTTATCTCTCATCTATCCACCTCCACCACCTCGGCCTAAGCCTACACGGATAAACAAGATTGAAATAAAACTTGACAAAACTAGAATTTATGCACCTAAACCCGTACTGTGGAAAATTCCGCGAGCTGTAGGGATTGCGATTCCATAACCGCATCTGCAACCGAAAGTCCAGTTATCATTGTGCAAATCCTCACCATTGTTGCCTTCTGCTGGCATCTTTAGATGTGGTTGTTCCCATACACCTAAGTGCAATTCTGCAACCTCTGGCAAAATGTAGAACCAGTATTTGCTCTTTGTAGAGTCTTTTGCTCCTGTAGCTGTAGTATCAAGACGTGGAAGAATAACGTGTCTGAACATATTCTTGTAGACGTTTGTGATACCAGCGTGTGCGCCATCAACATCAGCAGTTGAAGTCAAAAGTTGTCTAACTTCTCTTACTGTTGAAGGGTCGTTAGAAGTAACTACAACCGGTTGAGCAGAAGAAAGTCTGATTTCACCGAAGTTATTCAAGACTTGGCTGTTTGCTCTACCAACTGCAACCTCATAAGAACCTTGTGAGAATTGTGGGTTTGAAGTGATTACTGTTGAATATAAAGAAGATGAACCCGTCAATGTATGGCTTGCAGAAGTCATAGCTAGAGTATCACCCATTGATATATCAACTGATTCACCATCCATATCCGTATAAGCCGTAGCTGTTGCGAAAGAGAAACGATGAGTCAAATCAAGAGCCATCTTTTGAGGACAGAATGTAGCCAAAGAAGTTAACTTCCTGATTACTTCTTGTTCCTTGCCGTATGCTCTTGCTTCGTATGTGATATCGATTTCAGCAGCAAAACGTCTTACATACATAGTCTTGCTGTAGCCTGCTACTGTTTGAGTCTTTGTAGCATCAGAACCTTGAGCCTTGAAATGAGCGTATGTTTCACCATCAATCTCATCATATACTCTCTGTTCTCCAGTCCCCATAGGGATTGAATCAATCTTGTAAAGACTCATAACGTCTGCCAAGTCTGCAACTTCTGGCAAATCTTTTCCGCCGTAGAAAATTCTAGCTGTCGTATCAGCAAACTGCGTGTATGACAGCGAACTGATTAAACTTGTTGACATAAATTATTAGTTAGTTAAATAGTAAGATTCTAGTTCTCAATACCTGTTGTGTAGTTAAATGCAAACTCTCCTTTTGTAGTAGAGATGTATTTAGTCAACTGCAAAGGTTTGTAAGTTGTAGCTGTAGAAACTTCGTAACCTGTAGATTTTATATCAAAACAAGCTCCGACATTTGCTGCTGCGAGCGTTTCTCCTGTGTACATATCTCCAAGCATCGTGCATCCAACTCCAACAGGAGCTAGAATAGATAATGGAGCTGTTCCTGCTGAAGCAGAAGATTTAGCTTCTAATAGAATACCTCTGATGTACTGTTGTGTCTGTGCAGTAGCCATGACATCATTCGTACTATCATTTGCTATCAATGAACCTACTGTGTAAGTCGTAGATGCTTTAGATGGTGTTCTGATGACTTTCCATGTACCGCTTGCTGGCGAGAATGTCATATAATCCTTGATTAGGAAATAAAAATTTGCTCTTCTAAGGAGCTGTCCGCTTGGCGAGTATGCGAAAGTTACGCCGGTCTTATCCTACTGGCGTATTTGTTTAAACTAAAAAATGCGCCAAAAGGATATTAAAGTCTTAACATCCCAAATGACGCATTGGGCGGCGAGGTGGGAGAACTAATGCTCTCCCGATGTCAATAGATTACTAGCACAAAGACTAAAATAAAGCAAGTCTTTTTATGGGAGTACTAAAGATTTGATACCATCCTGTTCATAAGTGTACGCAATCGGATTGCCAATATGATACGGATTTACCCTCAATGGCGTTGCCCATACTTCAAATCCTAATAGATTAGCTTTCCTGCAGAAGTTTATGTCTTCATGATATTTCACTCCCTTAATCACTTGAAAATCAAAAGGATAATCGTACTTCTTTGCCAAGGCCTCTACAACCTTGCGCTTGATTAAAGTGCAACTCATACCACAAGCAAATATCTTTCTTGCCTTCTTCAGCTTATTCAACTGTCCACTTTTATCTTTGCCATACATACATAGCCTATCCTCACCTGCATTTGCACGGGCTGGTACTGGCACTCCAACAATATCTTTATCGAGCTTTATCATCTGTTCTAACGTATCAACAGCCGGGATTGTATCATCATCAACAAAGAACAGATAATCATACCCCTGTTGTAAAAATCCGTTAGCAAGCATGTTTCTGGCTACGTCTACCATTGTCCTCTTCGTATATCCAAAATACTTTTCATATCCTTCCGGCATGCGCATACTTACGAGATTTGCCATCAATTCAACGGGTATAGTCCCGTTCCATGTTGGTACTGCTATAAAGACTTTTTTCATTCTAGAATCTTGTTAAGCTGTTTGAAAGTTCTGTCTTCTCTCTCCTTATCTCCCCACAGCTTCTTATTTGCTTTCTTCTCGCTTTCTACAACTGCCCCCTCTAGCCAACTAGAAACTGTATCTATCATGCTATTGGTAAGCATACGGAGAGTAAGCTCATTGTCATTGGTCACTATCAGCTCCAAGTATTCATCATCTGGCAATCCTATGTCGAACAGTTTATCAGCTAGGACTTTTGCCAGCTTCTCGCATCTCATTTGTCTTTCATCTGCGTTCTTTGGAATCTTAACCTTACGAGATTTGGCCTCTTCAAAATTACTCTTCAACATCGCCTTCCTCATCTCTTGTATGCTCTTGTCGAAGAAGTTTATGAACTCAATCTTCTCATCTAGAATATCTCTCATCCTTTGAGTGATATACAGATAATCACAGAAAGGCAACTCCGACTCTCTCAACTCCGGGAGTATATCCATGTTGATAAAAGCCAAACTCTTCTCTGTTAAATTATCCTTAGCTTTTTGTATTGTCTGCTTTTCTTTTTCTGTTAATTTTTTCGCCATTTGGTTTTAGTTATTAAGATATTTTGCATCTATTATCATCTCATCCCCATCAGCTCTCCTTATCGTAACAACAATCTTGTCCATCACTTCTTCCAAGTCTACCCAATCTCCACCATCCTTTTTCTCAACATCAAGAGAACTCAACCCTTGCGAGTATGTATATCCGCCAATCTTAACTCCTCTGCGAACTTTACCATGCCTCTTTACCAATTTCTTTTTATCAGTATTCACAACATCAACCTGTTCTCTATCTGTTATTGCTGCATACTCAGCGATTGGCAATAGATACTCTCGAACATCATCCTTACCATACCAACACTTAATCTTAAAGATAGTATTCAAAATCACACCAGTCTGTTGATTCCTGATGTACTCATGCACCTTCCAGAAGATAACAAGCCCTTTATCCTCATCAGGGTTTTTATTATACAACTTTAACCAAGCTGTATGCTTGCGTGGTCTTAGAGCATCCGCCTCCTGCCATTCACCATAACCCAACTCTTTATTAAACTTCTTGCGCTCTGCTACTAGGGTAGCCTTCTCATCTTTTAGCGTAGCAATAGCATTGGCCATCTCTTCCATCTGCTTTTTCAGCATAGTATAATCATCTGCCGGCTTCTCACCCTCCTCTTCTTTTAGCTTCTTATACTCATCACGTTCTTCTGAATTCAAATTTACCCACCCCTTGTTAAACAATTCTTGGAATCTTGCGTTCATAGTTTTTATAAGTTATCAAAATAAGAACCACCTGTCTTGACTTTCGACCAATCGACATTTTTATTAAACTTTTTCAACACACCCTGCCCATCTTCTCCGTCTGTGAATCTTTTTGCCTCCGGCTTATAGGGTGCGCTAGGAGAGGCGCTAAGACGACCAAACGCACTAGCAATCGGCTTTGAGCCAATCACGAGCGTATAGGCACGCTCCAGCTTGTTTTTTATCCTTTCATCGGTATCTTCATCGCCAACTAGCTGTGTCATCTCGTATTCAATCTTTTTTCTTAACTCTTGGTCATCTCCGCATAAGTCTTTTACGTACAATTCCTTTTTCTCTTTTACTAAAGACTCACGCCATTCTTTTTGTTGGCGCTCCATTGACGACAACTTCTCATCAACTTTCTTCTCAACCTCTGTTCTTTTATCGTTTGCCTCTTTAGCTCTTCGCTCTTCTTCCTCTTTTGCCTTCCTTAAATTCTCGAAGTTCATGTCTTTACTCTTCAACTTTTCCAATTCAACCTTTAGCTGTTCAGCTTCCTGTGCTTTTGTTCTTAACTCCTCAATCTGTTCGGGAGTTATTTGTTGTTCATCTGTCATGTTGTTATATTAAAAAATTAAACACCTTCATGTTTATCGTATATCTCTGTCTGTTTTTGCGAGGATTCCCATAATGAGTTTAATCGTTGCACTTCTTCTTTGAATTCCCCCAAGATAATCAAAGATAAATGCCCGTACATTAACTGTTTTATCGTCCTCGCCTTATGTAATGTACCAGTATTAACACTCGCTGTCAAATTATGCACAATCACATCCAATACCTTGTTGGAAGCCAACGCATGTGCGTCATTCAAAAATAACTGGTACTTCGGCTTATCCTCTTCCAGTTTCTCTAAATCAAGAATTTTCGTGGTGATATTCAACTCTTCACGAATCAAATCACGAATATCAAGTCCGTATAACTTCTTTAACAGATACACCAAGATTTTACGCATTTGCTAAACGATTAAGGCTAGGTTTCATTTGAGAACCTGCCCTCGCCTGTCTGCCCCGAACAGCCTGTTGTGCCTGCCCTGACACTCCAGCGCGTTGTGCCTGCCCTGCTTGTCTTTGCTGACCTTGCATACCACCCTGCATCTGCTGTTGTTGCATCATTGCCATCATCTGCTCCTGCTTCTGTTGTTGCTCTTCCGGACTAATAAACGCTTTCTCCGGGTCTAATCCCGCCTTGATTGCGTACTGCTCTTGTAAGTACTGGTCGTTCCAACCTGCATTTGGGAACAACTGTTTCCCTCTAGCAATCGAATCTATAAACATTGCCTTATCAAGCGCATCCTTATCTCGCTCCGTTGGTGTAATCGTAATCTGCCAATTCAACTTCGCATTTCTAAGCTCTGAAGGTTTCAACTGTGTAATCTTAACATTCCTCTTTTGGCGTTTCTTATACAATCTAGCCTTCGCGCTCAACTGTTCTTCTGGCAACATGTCCTCCGTAAACTCAATCATACGAGTCCCGCTCTGTCCGTCTCCCATATCATCCTCAACCTCGAACCTCTTGTACATAGCTTTCAAAGTCCCTCTGCTCTCATCAACCTTCGTATCCTCCGTCTTAGTCCAATACTCTAAAATCAGCATCAATCTCAACCATGCCAAGCTCTCCTCAAAGTTGATTACACCCCATATAACGCCTCCCAACTTCTGAATCGACTGTTTCTTCAACTCTACTATTTCCGTTGCTGTCTGCGCACCTGAAGGGCTATTCCCCTCGAATACAGGCGAAACGCTCTTCTTATCAATTACATCCTGTATGAACTGTAGCATATTAAACTCGGAACTTGTAACACCCTGATTCGTTCCAATCTCGCTCAACTTTGTCGGGTCAATATCATCTGTAATCCTGCCACTCTCAAATATCCTATCCGTGAGATGTTTCCTAGTGTTGTTCGCCATCGGTGGCTTGATACTCTTCCTCGTCTTCACAATCGACATTCTGTAGAACTCATCCAACAAACTCTGGTCGGTCTTGCAATCCGCAACCAAGCTTCTGCTGTAAAAGAAGTGTCTTCCGATCGGTTGTATATCAAGTTTAACAATCGGGTACTCACAAACACCAGTCAATGCACTCAATGGAAATCCAACTGGTAACATCATCACCCCATTCAAGATAATCTGAAATTCGTTGTTCGGCTTATCAAAATACTTGATGTACTCAACAAAACCCTCCTCGTGCTCTTCCAAACTCCAATCGTTATATTTCACATTCCCTGTTGCAATATGGCTTGTCAATCTGTTAACCAATGCGCCAACATTCGCAAATCGTTTCCATCCACTAAACATACTCCCAGCCTGTTCGTAAGTTATTATCTCTCTGGTAAATACAAAAGGTTGGGAGTGCATGAAAAAGTCATGTATATTCCCAGGAAAGAAATTTAACCCGCTTATCAGATTACTATTTAATATCTTCGTAATCTTTGGATTCGGCTTCTCTTTCCATGTCTTCTTCATCTGACTTGCCCCTGTCCAGTCCGTGCCAATTAGCTCCTTTTCAATCTCGGTAATCTCAATCATCGCATCTTCAATTATCGCTGTACCCTGCACCGTTGCCTCCCTGTAGTATAACGGCTTCTTCGTTTCGTAGTCTGGTAACTCAAGCTCCCTGCTCTTGTATATCAAAGCTTCAAACGCACTTGCCACTTTCGCAAACTCTCTGTTCTCCGCATCATAAGCCCGTACATTCGGCTCAAAATTGTAATTCAACAAAGCACTTACAAAAGCGTCAACCTTCTCCTTCGTCTTCCCCGTTACCACTCTAACATCCTCTGCGTTGTTCTTCGGTCTGATATAACTGTTGCCCGCCTTCGCATTGCTCTCAAAATAATCGGTGTAAGACATCTCATCAAACTCCGTATAATTCTTCTCACGGCTTGCCTTCGACCTCTCCAGTCTGTCTATCAAATAACCCCTGTACTTCACCTCGTCTTCTGAATAATCAACAGCACTTACCGATGGATATTTAAGGTCACGCATAAGTTCTTGTTATATTGGAATCATCTGAATGAGTAGCACAAATCAGAAAAAAAGTCAATTCAAACTCCTGCAAACCTATCGAACTCGCTATTGTATCTGTTGTATGATTCTTCTTTAGGCGTTGGCTTGTTTCTATCGACTGTTAAAGCTGTATACCTTACGGAATCGCAAGCATGAGAACTCCAATCGTGTAAAGGACTCTGTTTAAAACATTTCTTATCCCTATCGTACTCTCTGTGGTAATTCTCAAGAGCTTTTATCAGTTGTTTGCATTTCTCCTTGTCGAGCCAGAATCGTGGGAATACTCGTCTGACCTCCTGTATTCCGTTTTCAATGCTGTGTTCCTCAACCTTCTCGACTCTGAAGCCTGCTGTTTCAAACTGTTCGGCTATGCTTTTCTGCGCCTCCATGCGTTTATGAAATGCGTCGTGAGGTAAATACATTGTCCCGTATCTGTAAGGCTTCTTCTGTAACAGCTCAACATAATACTCAACAGCTTTCAAGTTGCCTTCTTCATAATCTATAAATCGCACCTCTTGCCCTAACTCCTGTCTAAAACAGATTGCCGTTGAATCTGTGCGTCCTAAATCGAGAATAACGTCAACCTCTAGCAGTTTATCATACGGAACGGCACAAACTCTGTTCTGCTTGATTGCCTCTTGTAACTGATCGTTATAGATTGAGCCAAGTGTTCCAATATCGAAACTGCAAAAATACTCCTGCTGTATCATTTCTTCGCTCATGCCTTCTAATCGTTCCTCTTGAATATCCTTATCTGTTAAAATGTTTGTGTCGTTGATTGTCAGCTTTTGCGTGAACCATTCCGGATTATTCTTTGCCATTTCGTAAATCTCATAGGCATGATTCTTCCCGTTAGGAGTTGTGTTGAAGATTGCGAAACCTTTATTAACTTTGAGAATAGGTTTGACTACTTCCCAAGCCTGTGGATTTTGATATGCGTACTCGCTGAATACGCAACCAATAGGGTTTGTACCGCGGATGGAATCGTAATTATCAGTCCCGATTAGTTGTATTATACTCCCGTTAGTGAGGTTGAGTTTCAATTCTGTTTCATTCCGATTTACCACCATTTCTTTTGGTATGTAATCAATAAACCTCATGCCGTCTATGGTGATACCGTCCCAAATTATCTTTTTAGCAGCAGTGTATTGCGGAAGGAAATAGTAGTACAACCCTTTTTTTTGGATTGCCATTCTGAACATTAAATTCCACAACAACAAATCTTTTCCTGATCGTCTATGCCACAACAAAAAAGCCCTTGTCCCTCCTGATATAATATAATCAACTACACCCTGCTGATAATCTCTAGGCTTAAAAGGAATCTTGATTTGCATTTTTAGTTTTTATCCCACGAAATCTTTACCTCTCCTGACATTTCGTTTTTGTTTTCGTTGCGTGCAAGTTTAGGCTGGAAATACTCGAGCAAATCCTTAACAGTGTAAACCAAGTCTTTACCTTCGAGCTTTTCCATTTCCTGTCTTAATCTGAAAATACCAGTATCAAGAAACCATTCACGGAAAATCTCCCATTCAACAGTTTTATTATTTTTCGAGCCTTTCTCCCTTCCAATTGGATTTGTGACTTCACCTTTTACGAAAACCATATCTGCAAAATTACTTTCTGTAATTTCTTTAGCACTTTAGCGGAAGAAAGTCAAGAAGAGTTTACCGCAAACCATTCCTTCACCTCTTTTGTTGCTTGTCTTATGGATATTCTTTTTTCGTATCTTGTTTTATGTATTTACTCATGACATTGACGGCAACACCAAACCAAATCGGAATCCAATTCTTTACCAAGCCTGTCGTAAGTTACATGGTGTAGGTCTAAACTACCCTTACGCTTACAGCAATGACAGCCTTTCTTTTTTCTTTTGGATAGTCTTTTGCGAACTTCTTGCCATTTAGGTGATTGGATATATAGATCATAATCAATTTTAGTTGTGCATTTTGAAGGAGGTTCCCAACAGGTAGAAAAACGCCCCTTACTTCTTTTACCAGACCGTCCTTTTATATAAAAAGTACCACGAACTCTTTTGCCATGTAATTTATTTCTGAATTTTCTTGGGATATTAACTAACCGCATGAAGTTGTGTTTTGGTTACAGTTTCGCAAGCGTACTTCATTCCCCCCACGGTCTAGCGTTACAGGGATAAGTCATTCTCTGTCGGTATTAAAGCTGTTGGAGGCTTATTATTTCTTTGGAGGTACTAACCTCAAGTAAGAGCCAACTCACGGCTACTCCCTTAATACCTGCCATTGCAGTATTGACTTTATTTTCCACTTGTCTACCTCATGTCTAGGACGGCAGTCTCTTGTGAGTTAATCGTGGACAATTTTAATCATATCTAATTGTCAATCGCTGTTCAGAGGAAAATTGCTAAACGGATTATTCATCCTACCCCTGAAAGCTGTTTGTGCGTATCTCTCTGCGTAGTCCCGTAGGAGCTTTGAGATACAATTCAAAGGCTATATTCTCTAGGTGCAGGTGTACAAGGACGGGATTTCTCTCCCTTCTCCACCTAGATAATACAGCCTTCAAAACTTACATTTGTCCTTGTACGCTCCTTTCTTACCACAGGTAACAAAAAAAGTCAAGAGAATTAAAAAGACAAAATCCAAACAGTCCCGCAAACCGAACAGCGATATACGTTCGGCTCAATCTCGGTAGCCTCTTCTTGTCTTCCTAATTGCTGGCAGATATGGCAGTACATGGTTTAAGTTTTTATAAATCTTCTTTTTGCGAAATTAAATCCACATTTCTTCTCCTGTTTCTGGGTCTATATAGCCCAGTTGCCCGTACTCATTCTCGATGTAAATTATTTCTTCCATGTTTAAAATATATCATAAAATTTACCTTTCTTGAAGAAAACAGGGTTGCAAACAAACTCTCCCCAATCCCTGTCTTTTTGTAACGCAACAGATAATTCGGAACGGTCAGCGTCACTACTATCCTTGTCCAAACTCATATCTCTCAACACCTGTACGCAGAAATCAATGTCGTGTGCTAGTTTTGCCGTACCCATAAGCGCATTGATATTCCTGATTTTAGATTCTCTTTCTCCTCCCTTGCGGAAGTGGTGAAGTGCCACGATTATAACGGGCTTGCGTTTAACTATTTCAACAATTCTTCTTGATATGGTTTTGAATTTATCGTTTTCGTCTTTGCCTTGCGATTCTATAAATCCAAAATTATCTATAAAAACCATGTCGTAATCGCCATTTGTTATAACCTCCGATATCCATTCCAAATCAACACTTTCCCCGTCTAGTTTTATTTCCTTGAAAACAAGATTGCTTGGCAAGTCGCTTATTATTTTCTTGATTTCTTCCTTACTGTAATCTTTAGCCTTCCATTTGGTCTTTGTTATACCAAGTCTTGCCCTTGCGTAACGGATAAGCAAAGCCTGATTCGTCATTTCAAGTGACAGATACAAAACCTTATGATTAAGTTTTGCGTTTTCGATTGCGAAATGTAGAGCGAAGGTTGTCTTACCGACTCCCGTTTCACCTGCAAGAATTACATACTTGGAAGTGCTTAATGGCGAGAAATCTCTATCAAGTGCAGGAGTACCCCAAGTGTAATCCGTTCTAGTGGCTAAAAGTGCGTCAATTTCTCCTTCCATGTTGCTTGAATTTATATCCCCTTCTGGCTTTTTACCGACTGGACTTATATTTTTTGCCAATTCCGTTAAAGCAATCTGTAAATCAGCGGAAGAACATTCGCCTTCAATCATTTTCTCGATAGACCCTAGTGATTCAGCTAATTTCCTCCTGTTTGACGCCTCCTTAATCAATACAACATAAGATTCAAAATGCCCAACGCTAATAACGGAATCGTGAGCCTCCGCTAGAACATACGAACCACCAACCTTATCAATTCTTTTTGCTTTCTTTAGTTCACTGTCAACGGTTAATAAGTCTGGCGTTATCCCTTTGCCTTTCAGATACTTCATACACCCGTAAATTATCCTGTACGGCTCAAGATAAAAATCTTCTTTATCCAAGTTTATCATTTCAAGTATTGACGGGTCTGAAAAAATGCAACCTATCAAGGCTTTTTCAGCTTCCGAATTGTATATTTGTTTTTCCATCTTTTTAATTTTGGCTATCTAGTTTCGAGAGTCGCAACTGCCATGCGCCCCACTTCTCGTCTGGTAGTCTAGCTCGTGGGTCAAGCACGGGCTGATCTTCCCACCTAGCCTGATTAAGCCATTTTGACGGGTGTGGTATGTATTTAGGTTCTTGCCATTGCGCGGAAGCTTTTTGCCTCTTTACGGCTTCGAGAATGACGGGCATGAGTTCTTTATCCAGTTTCAAGAACCTCTTAAGGGATTCTTGCTTACTTTCTTTTCTTGGGTATTCACTCCAAAAGCTATCAAAGTCCGTTTCGGACATTCTCTTATTCTTTTCATTCATATTGTTTATATCATTCTTGTTTATAGTATCGCCTCTATTTCGCTTCTGTTTCGCTTCTATTTTGCCACTCGTATCGCTTTTTGTATCGCCTTTGTAATTATTCAAAGTCTGATATTTGTCGTAGTTAAGCACAAATATGACTACTCCGCGTGTCGTCTTTTGTGTCGCCACGAGTCTAGCCAATTTTGCCCATTTTATAAATTTAGCGATAGAATTATATTTTACACGGCAGTCCCGAACCATATCATTATAATTAAAAAGATTCTCACCTCGTTTGAATAATTTATTATCTGCATGGTTGACTTCCTGTAAGACATAAATCCAAACCTTCAGCCATTCGGCAGGCTTTTCCCATATTTCACTTATTTGTATTTGGCGTGCAATAAAAATGCAACCGTTTTCAATTATCATATTTCTTTTTTAAATGGTCGAAATATAATTTAAGTAATCCCTGCTGTATTTCTTCTATTTCAAAGGCACTTCCAATAGCGGCTGGGAAGGCTGGATGGAAATCCCTCGAGCCTTTATATAGTGTTGAATTATATATCCCATTTCTTAAAGAATCTATATCCCCATATAAGAATCCAATGGTTTTAAGGTCTTCAATTAAAAAAGCATAATCGTTATCCATAGACTCTGACTGTTCTCGATGGCACTCATCGCATAAAGTAATAAGGTCGGTCAGTTTATAATCCCACGGGTTTTTACCGTTTTTATAAATTTTATGATGGACAGCCAGCATTGATTTATCTTCCCCGCAATTTACGCATGCCCATTCGTCACGCTCAAGAACTTTAAGCCGAATCTTTTGCCATCTTGGGTCTTTTAGTTTTTCAGAATACTTTTTCATATGCTTGATGGGTTAAACCTTCAGAGCCTATCCACCAACATCCTATTGCTAGGAGTCCATCAAGACTTGCGGTGAATAGGCTTTGGAGATCGATATAGTGAGTATATCTCTGCGTGCTTGATGGGCTTTAACAACAGAAGCATACACGAGTGAGGGGAAAAGTCAAACTTCTTTTTCAGTTTTTGGAGTTATAACAAACATAACTGAATCCTTTTTTCTTTCCGCCCTGTAGTATCCACCATTGCACAAATAAACATCTGCACCAAAAACATGGTCTTCGTCGTCAAACTGTCCTTTTTTTATTACTACCGTGTGGATATCATCCTTAGGTGAAATATAGCTGAGTGCCTCAGTTTCTGCATTATTTTCTGGCGTGAGCATAATTTGTTTTACCCCTTCCGCGATCAGAATAGCTGTTTTCATATTGATTTGGTTATAATCTGAATTTAAAAGTTTCGTCTATGTCGGACAGATAAATCTATCTTTAACATTGTTGCGATTATCATATCCGTAAAACCTAGTACCTCCCTGATAATGCTCCCAGCATTGGTCGAGTTGCCAGTATGGGTCTGTATAGAATCTATCATCATTTACTGTATCAGGATGATAATATGGCGAGAATTGGCAAAATCCAATATCTCCAGTTATTCCAACCCTATCGGAAGTCCATAACCCATTTTCAGCTTCGAGGGTTGAAAGGAAATCGAGGTCGTTGCTACTTATCATAGAGGCGTATCTTACATATTGATTCTGATCCTCGTCTACGTCCTTTTTATAACAGTATTCTTCTGGATGATTTTCAACATAGGCTTCCTTGGGGAGTAGGAACATATCCTCAAACCAATCTAATTCACTTGCAGTTTTAGAACTTGCTACAGGTTCATCTAAAAAACTATACCAGCTTTCACTCCTAACTCTTGTAATCTTGTGGCATCAGGATAACCGCCGTCTTTCAAATCCTTGTATTTGTTCCATGCAAGATTACTAGTTGCCTCTTCGTAAGTTGCGAGAGCTTGCTCATAAGTAGCCTTCGCCATGATATATTCCATTTCTGCGTCATCGTAAACGGCCTGCGCCCTACTTGTAGCTTCGCCGTAACACGCTGTTTCATCGCCCTGTTGGCACTTTGTAGTGTCTTCCGCATAGGTAACACCGCTCAATGCCACAAAGCACGCCAGAAGCCCTATAAATGCGAAAACGCTGATTGTTGCGATTGTAGTTTTTTTCATTTTGTTTTTACTTAATAAATAAAAATAGATTGACCAACATTACCAAGACCCAGATTGCAATGATTGCCCCCGCCTGTAGCTTGTCTGTTTTTGTCATAGTTTTTGTTTTAGAAAATATCAGCTATCCATAACATTTTGACCATTACGCAACAGGCTAGTGTTACTCCTGCGAGTAGGATTACAAACAGCACCCAGTCGGACTTGTTGTTTGGAAACATTTGGTTTTTCATTTTTTTGTTTTGTTAAATTTTAAAACCAACAGTATCATAACACGGGGGTATAGCCGTTGTCAATGGTAAGTTATTAAATAAATTACACTTGACTGTGGCATGGTTCCGTGTATATTGGAAGACGATATGGCAAAACAAAATCTTAAAAAATTACACGAAGAAGTTTGCACAAGAGCGAAGTGGCATTGTGAGGTTTGCGGAAGATACGGCGATAGACAGACTTTATGTTCGCATCATTTACTCACTCGCGGTGCGAGGATAGACCTAGCACAAGACCCTGATAATGGAATATGCGTTTGCGCCTTCTGCCATCACGACATACATTCAGGACTCATAAAGTTAGACCCAAAAAGATACGAAAAAATTAAACAAAAACAATTATGACCCAAGCCCAACAACTCATAGACGAATACGCAAGAATCGGAAACAAAGATATGCAAATCGGTCTTTTAGTAGACTTGTACGAAAGAATCAGCCAAACACTCGCCTACCTACGCCTAGAGCTAGGGAACGCAAAAGACAGCCATATTGTCGCCTATTGTGCTAGAAAGCGTGGGAGGACTCTTAAAATGCTGGAATTTGCAAAAGGAATGAATAAAGAAGGGAAGAAATTAGTATTAAACAAACTTGAATTGAAAGCGGATTGGGCGACTGTTGACCAACTAGTAGACGAAATGAAGAAGGAAGCGGAAGTCGAAAGAACGCATCAGACTTGCTTGGCACTTGAGAAGATTTTGAAAGCGATTGAAATGCGCGTCAACTGGTATAAACATGAATCAAAAGAAACAAAACAAAATAATTCTACAATATAACAATACTTACTTAATAACTTGCACTTGCTTATTTAACAATTTGCGTGTAATATGGTAGGCAGATAAGACAGAACGCTTCAACTTTCGACCCGTTCGATAACAGAAGCCTAAAACAAACAACTTATCCAAGCAAAATACTCCCTAACAAAAGACAACATGAAAATCCAAAACGGATTGCTCAACAAGGTTCTCAACAAGAGAGAATTAGAACTCGAAACATTCGACTTGATAGACATTCTGTCGCCGACTTATACCGAAGACATTGAAGAGTATAAGCAAAAAGCCGCTTCGCTCGAAATGGATGTAAGCAAGGGCATTATTCCATTCCCTGAATTAAATAGTGCAGAAGTCAATACATGGGAAACTTATTGCCCAAATAAAACAGAAGTAAGGCAGTACAAAGGAGTTGTGCCAATTCAGGTAATGCGTCTTTTGACGGAAGTACAAAATAGAAAGTTTTTCAACAAAGTGGAAATCTGGTCTGAAAACAAAGAGGATATAGACCCGATAGTAGTAGGCGTATTGACCGACAGTTATTCTTCTCCGAAATACCTATTAGCTCGCTGGGGATTATCTTTAAGACCTTACGAGGAGATACGAGATATGGCTAAAAAAATATGGCTAGGCGATAGGAAAACAGACATTGAGCATAATATAAAAAAATCTCAACGAGCATTAGAAGATTTAGAAAAAGATTGCAGTGATTTCTTTAACGGAAGATATGTTTTCAACTTCTAACAAAACAACAACATGCAAAGCCTACTCGACAAGGTGACAACAACCCCAAAGCTAGACGAGCTACACATGCGCTTCAAACAGATCGAAGAGCCAGAGTGTGACGTATGCGGTTCGACCGACCTTTATTACAAGTCTGATTTCTACGAAGACGAAGACGGAACTATTACTGACGCTGATATTGTAATTTGTAACGACTGCGGCCATGTATTCTAAACTAAGGGAGGCAACAGAAGAAGAAATTTCGGAACTTGATACCTCTTATATTTTAATCAGGCAACACCAAAAGATAGACCAACAAGAAACTAACAAAAAAACAAAATGAAAAAACCTTCACAACGCCAGCGAATTGAAGCATTGCTCTTAAAAGGTAGATTCGTGCCCGCCTTCAAGTTTCTCGACATGCGAATACCAAGATACGGCGATATATTATTCAGAATGAGGAATGACGGATTTGAGTTTGTTAAGTACCGAAAAGGCAATCAAGACTTCTGGCTATGCGTACTGAAAAGATATGGGGATTATGCCACGCTGCATGTCGGTATGGTACCAGTCAAAGAAAGCCAATATAAGAAGATTCGAGAGGAATCGATCGACTGGCGATACTGTTCTGCTGATACAAAGAAAGGAATTCTAAAACTTATATAATGAAAAACTTAGTTACTGAAATACAGAAACAGCTACTTGAGGAGCGTAAAGAATCGCACCAGAAGAATAGCTTTTGGGCAACTGATTCGGAGAAGGATAAGTTTGAGATATACGCCGAATGGAAAGGATTGCCTCGCTCTAATCCAATGACACCGCATACCAAATTCGGATTAGAAGTCCGCACAATGGTAGAAAAGCGTGTAATTGATACCTTTAAGCGAATGGGCATATTAGTTGAACCAAAAGACGGCGACCAACACCGTGTCGATATTGATTGGAACGGCATTAAAGTTACAGGATATATGGACGGCCTCCTAGACATAGAAGGCGAGCAAGTCCCGATTGAGATAAAAACGAGTTTTGGAGATTATCAGAAGAAAGACCTTGAAAATTGCAATCCAAAAACCTCCTACTTAAAGCAACTTGCTTTTTACATGGCTTCGATTAAAGCAAAGAAAGGAATCCTGTTTTATGTCCATTTTAAAGACGCTTTCGTAATTGACGGGATATACCAGTTTGAACTTACAAGAGAAGGTACAAAGTTTAAATGCTACGGAATCGAATTTGATTTAATGGACACTATGAACCGCTACAAGGATATATACGATAACTATATATCGAAAGACATTGAGCCAGCTTCAGACTTTAAGTACAAATACGATATTGAAACGCTAGACTGGAAAGCTGTACCGAAGTCAAAGATTGCCAACGCACGAGCTAACAGAGCGGTGATCGGCGATTGGAATATACAGTACAGCGCATGGAAAGATTATCTCATTAAGAAGGAAGGAACAACTATCGGATATACAGAAGCGGAGCTTAAAAGAATCCACGAATTAACAGCAGGTTATTCTAAAAAATCTTAACTATAAAACATGAAGGCAAAACTCACGTTCGTAAAGAATGAACAGAAGACTAGCAAGGCAGGGAAACAGTACACGACCTGCTCAATCAAAACCGAAGCGACAGGAAACGAATACTTAAATGGATTTGGAAATAAAGTCACGGCAACATGGCTAGAAGGCGACGAGGTAGATATTGAAATCTACGAGGAGGAATACAACGGAAAAATGTATAAGAAATTCAGACCATTGAGTGAACTTGATTTGCTTAAAGAAACAGTAGAGAAGCTAATTGCGGTTGTAAAGAAGCATGAGTTAAAGATTGGAGAATTAAGCGCAAAGCAAATAATGAAGCCAGTAGAAACGCATACGCAAATCACAGTAGACTCGCTTCCTTTCTAAAACTTAACAATAATAATATGAAATTCGAGAAAGAATGGTACACACCAAACGAAGTACACGACATGGGCTTCATACCTCTTGGAATCGACAACATCAGGAAGCTAATCAAGGTTGGCAGATTGAATGTTGACGGTACAAGAACGCAACTACGAGCGATAAACACTTCTTCAGGCGATATGCCACGCTGGAAGATTCACAGAGATTGGATTCAGGACTATTTAAAAAACCTAAAATGAAAAAAGCTACTTCGAAAAGTAAAAAGAAACTCACGGCAAAGAAGATATGTTCAGGTGGCGTAACTGTTACCTGTAATGGTTTAGAACCAATTGGATATAGTATAGAGATAGAAGACTTTTACGGTGTGGGATTTAAAGCAGGCAAGTCCGACACGATCAAGCGTATACAGGAGTGGGTTGAAAAAGAGGAGAACCGAAGGTATATACAGAGATTCGATGTGCGGAAAAATAAAACATTAGAGGAGGTAGTTGTGTTTTCAGAGAAAAACCTCAAACAATTTCTTAAAACTTTATAAGATGAAAATAGACAACGAAATAGCACAAGCGTTATGTTTTCTAGGGATTGTAGTAATCACCGTCTATGTAGTACAAAGAATATTCTACTAATCAAAATAAAACATGAAAAACTATAATTTAACAAAATAATATGACAGACTCAATTAAAAACTCGAATGGCGTGTACTACTCGAATGGCGTGTCCTCCTCGGATGGCGTGTCCTACGGCGATGGCGTGTCCTCCAGCTATGGCGTGTCCTCCAGCGATGGCGTGTACTCCAGCAATGGCGTGTCCTACAGCGATGGCGTGTCCTACAGCGATGGCGTGTCCTACAGCTATGGCGTGAAAGAATCTAAAGGAGTTTACAAGGCTATATTTGCTCCTAAAAAAGAAGATAAGCCGACTATATTCGGTGTTGAAGTTTCGGAAGATAGATTCAGCGAAGTCTTAAGTAGTATCTATGATAAACAAGGTGACTGGAAGCCAAGAGCCAATAACGCTTTTGAGTTATATCTTAAGGCTGGCTCGGAATGGAGCAAGGTTGACGCAAGCGACATAAAAAAGAAAGAGAATATATGGGAAGGTATGCCACAAGAATTGATAGATTACATCAGAAGCCTACCCGAGTTTAATGCCGAATTGTTTGAATGGCATACAGGAATAAAGGCGAACAACGAGAACGCAACTCGCAAGGCTGAAATTCTAAAGAAGATAGCCGAACTCAAAGCAGAAGCAGATAAACTTATTTCTTAACTTAAAATCGTATGGAACCAACAAAGGTTTGTGAAAAACCGACAGTACATTCAGTATTAGAGGCAATCGAGAAGTATGTTAGTAGAATCGAAGATAGGCTATTCCCCGTTATGCCAAAGGAATCAGATGGTAGCCAACCTCAACCAGCACTTGATGCTACTATATCTAGGCTTTGTGTTGTGAATAAAAGGCTTGAATTGATAGATGAAGAATTGATGAAATTATAGCTCTTTCACAATTTGACGCTCGATTTGCGGGGATAGTTGACTAATGAGTATAACGGTAACCACTCCGTAACAGTTGAGGTCGATTATCCGCTCGTTACAAGGATTCAATAACAATAAAAGCTATGAAGAAGAAAATCGAAATAGATATACAAACAATAAATAATGAATTATCTCCACTTCTGTCGTCTATCGAGGGGCATGAATGCGAGATGATAATTTCAAAGCAGACAATATCTTTCGAGAGTGAAAATCACATGGGATGGCTAACCTCAAAAAGGAAAAAAGATTTTGAAGTTAAGTTGAATAAGGAAAACCAAGATAAACGCATAAAATATGAGGTATTATCTATAAAATGTTCGGTATAACCCAACAACAAAATGAACACACTTCCACAATGCCAGCGACAACAAGAGATAGTCCTAGACCAAGCCACGGCATACAGACGAGTCCGAGAGGAGAGTGAAATGTGTTTGATTGGCGACCTGATAGTAGACACAAGAGGACAGTTCGTATTAAGTAATGTAAAACACGGAGTCGGAAGTAAGGCTCAGGCTGTAATGTGCTGTATTGCTCAACCAATTAACGCTTAATTTTTAACTAAAATACTACAATGAAATTTACATTCGGCGACATCGTAATCATAGAAGGCGAAAACATAGGAGTGGTTGTTAAAAGTTGGCTTCCTTCTAAAGGTAAAGACGAACCAACTTATGAAATATATAGCCGTATGGATAATAAAATTAAAACATTCTACGAAAACGAAATAGAAAGATATATGGTAAGACATAAGTATTTATCGGAAGAAGAAAAGGAATACCAGCAAAATGCTATTGATAATAAATAACCCTATGAAATTCACCCCTATTAACGCTTAATTTTTAACAATTTATGTTCGAATTAAACAAAATATATTGCGGAGATTGTTTAGAAGTAATGAAGGAAATACCTGACAAAAGTATAGATATGATACTTTGTGACTTACCTTATGGGACTACTGCGTGTAAGTGGGATACCATAATACCTTTTGAGCCATTATGGGAGCAATACAAGAGAATTATCAAAGATAATGGTGCGATAGTTTTAACCGCTTCACAGCCTTTTACTAGTGCTTTAGTGATGAGTAACATCAAGATGTTTAAGTATTGTCTAGTTTGGAATAAAGTCAAGGCAGGAAACTTTCTTACGGCTAAAATTAAACCAATGATTTCTCACGAAGATATTTGTATATTTTCTAGTGGTGCAACGGCAAATTGTAGTAAAAGGAACATGAAGTTTAACCCTCAATTAGAAAAAAGAGAAAAGATAATAAAATACAAAAAAGGCAAAGACAGTGAGTTATACGCAAGAAAAAACACAATATCCAAACAATATACATCTGACTTTAAGTATCCCAAAAGTATCCTAACTTTCAATAAGCAAAATGGATTACACCCCACCCAAAAACCAGTAGCACTCTTTGAATATCTTATCAAAACCTACACCAACGAAGGAGATTTAGTTTTAGATAACTGTGCGGGTAGCGGAACGACAGGAGTAGCGTGTAAAAACCTCAATAGAAATTTTATCTTAATAGAAAAAGAACCACAGTATGTAAAGATTTGTGAAGAAAGAATTAAAAGCCTACCAACCAAACTATTCTGATATGAAATTCACTTTCGAACAAGCAGGAGCGTATTGCGACCTTGACTTTTCGACAGTTGTATGAAACAGTTATCCCGTAATAAAACAAACATGGATTATATAAAATTAGCTTTAGCAATCGGATATATAATAGGGCTTGTTGTGGTTGGTATATTATTGGCGCTCCATATCCATAATGAACATCCTGAACTCTAACTGTAATAAAACAAACATGATAATAGATAACGCAACCTACAAGAAGAGTGATTTTGTTAGCCTGTTGCCGTAGGATAGCCATAGGTTTTTTTCTCTTCTTGTAGGATGTATTGTCTATTAACAAAAACATGATAACAAAAATCTATAAACAGCAATCTCCAATCTGCTATCTGTATGCAATCGCTTACGCTTTGCAAGATAAGTACAACGTGATTCCTACCGATTCCGAGATTGAACAGTATGCAAAGAAAGCTCTCGCCTCAAAGGGTAGAACTGGTAAACAAGTAATCAAACTCCCCGAGCTAGTATATTACATGTCGAGAGAGTCATTCTGTGGCTACAAAATTGCCGAGCATAAGACTGTCCACAGAGCGTTACGAAGCAAGAAGGCTAAGTTATCCACCTCTGCTCTACATGACGCTTACAGCGCAGGCTACGCTCTAATTTACGGCATTAAAATAAGACAAGGAGGATTCCGCAATCGTATTGATGAGTGGGGAGTGTATCAGCCACCAAAAGATACGAAGCGAATTGATGGTCATGCTGTGTACGGACTAGGCATGGGTAGCACGTTGGAGTTTGTAAATTCGCATGGTATTGATTTCGGCAAGGATGGTTACTTCTGGCTCTGTGAACGGAACTTCGATGAGATTGAATATGTTGAAGCAATTAAGTTCATTCCAAAGTATTCCTAAATAAAAACAAAATGATAAACGATCACCAACGTTTGAAGCAAAATAGTGCCTTCAAGCGAGCACAGGCTAAGGTAAAAAACTATATAGATTACGTCAAAGCGAATCCGCATTGTCTTGATGATGGGATTTGGATTAGACGAGGCAACCATCTAGTCAAGGCTTCCACTTGTTTAACGCAAGCCGAACGAGCAAAGATTCGAGAAGGTAATGATATGAGCGTTTATTCATTTAATAACTATGCGTCAAAACTATGTCGAAATTAAACGATACACCGTTAGAGAGAGAGGAATGTTATGTATTCGCCGATTGGTGCAGAAATAAAGGCTTTATGTTTAACCACCTAGCTCAGGAGTCTTATTCGTGGGGAATACGCTCAATAAACAAGAAAATGGGTGTGAGTGGTGGCGTTCCTGATTACATGATAATACTCCCACAAGGGCTTGTGTTTATAGAGATGAAGCGGAAGAAAGGCTCGAACATATCCGAAGCACAAAAACAATGGCTTGAAGCCTTACAGAAGATACCGAATGTCGAGGCAAAGGTATGTTACGGTGCTGATGAAGCAATCGCCTTTGTAGAAGAAATACTAAAACAACAACCGCATGACTGATAAGGTAATACAAGGAGATTGTTTAGAAGTAATGAAAGATATACCTAATAAGAGTATTGATATGATTTTAGCAGATTTGCCTTACGGAACGACTGCTTGTAAATGGGACACCGTCATTCCTTTTGAGCCACTATGGGAACAATACAAAAGAATTATAAAGGATAATGGGGCGATCGTTTTAACGGCTTCACAACCTTTTACCAGTGCTTTAGTGATGAGTAATATAAAGATGTTTAAGTATGAGTGGGTTTGGGTTAAGAATAGAATAACGGGATTTGCAAATGCAAAAAAACAACCTCTTAGAAATTACGAAGATGTTTTGGTTTTCTCAAAAGAACGAACAAATTATTTTCCACAAGACTTGATTAGAATAGACAAGAAATGTAAAAATGGTAAAAGTGTTGGTGGTGAAAGTTTAAGAACAAGTATAGTCGATAGTAAAAATAAAGGTAGTTTAAGGACTGAAGGAAAAGAATACATACAAGAATTTACTGGCTACCCAAAACAAACACTAACTGACATAAAAGAAGATAAAGAAAAATTACACCCAACCCAAAAACCAGTAGCCCTATTTGAATATCTTATAAAAACCTACACCAACGAAGGAGATTTGGTTTTAGATAACTGTGCTGGTAGCGGGACGACAGGCGTGGCTTGTAAGAACTTAAACAGAAACTACATCCTTATAGAAAAAGAACCAGAGTACATTGAGATTATAAACAAAAGACTGCATGATTATAATGAAAAACTATTTATATGACTGACAAAGACCTCATAGAATTACACATAAGATTAACGCAAGAATATAAAAAAGCAAATCCATTTATTTTGACAGGTATGAATATCCTAATGGAAAGAATTTGTAGTAGACTCGACCTAGAAAGAAACTTATCGATAGCTTCCAAGCCCTTGCCTATTGAGAAATAGAAAACTCCCCGTAGGGAGTCTTCTGGCCATCGCTACTTTTACATAGGTGGCTATATTTTTGAAGTTTTTACTTCTGTGTTTGGCTTACTTAGTTGATATGCAACAGATGTTGCTATGAGTCTAAGCAAGGTGAACCCAAGTGCCGATATTGATACGACCTTGAACGATTCAGGGTTTGCTATATATCCGCATAAAATAAGTACCAACCCTGCTGATACTGATTTTGCGATTGAGCTTACAACAGCATAAGTATCAGGGTATTCCTTCTTGAAATACGCTATCGTTGCCTTGTACTCCTTCATGGTTTTGATTACGAAATTCATGTTATTGAGGGTTATGAATTACTTACGCCTGATAAAATGTGCTGAACCTGTGATTTCTCCATAAGCTGTAATTAGCTTTTTCTTTCCATCCCACGGGTCTGCAATCTTATACTTGCCAAATATATTCCTACCCAGGCAGACTACCCAATGCGAATGGTCTACCTCTAAGATTACAGCTTTGTCTGGGTCTTCTACTGAAGCCATAATTTCAGCGTCTTTCCTGCCGTATAGTCGCTTCTCAAACTTCATGGCTTTCAAACTAAGATTCTTCCATGTTACCAATCCCTCCTTTGTAAACCACTCGTTATGTCCTGCAATCTGTTCAGGACTTCCCCATATCCCGAAGTAGTCTGTTAGCATGGACATTGACGTAATCGTGCAGCCGTAACGACCTACTGTTAGATTTGAAGCACCTATTTTTACTTTCGCCCATCGAGGCTCTCGCTGGCTTAGAATTTGCATATAAATTGGGTTAAACTTTCCATTTCCTGTTTGTCTTCCTGATTGTCTTAACTTTTTGTTTCATCATGCCTGATTTTTTAGCACAGGTCTTTTTTGCCATGTTATATTGTTAGTTTTGAAATATATGAATACATTTTAGCCACTTCGTTAATCACTTCTGGTGTGTATGACGCTCTAAGTAATACCATACCTAGTATGATAAGCCATTGTTTTCTATCTATAGCTTTAAGCAATTTATTATGCTCGTCGCTTAATGCTTTTAGATTCTTTATAGCTTCTGAATGTTCGCCGCAGAGGTGGGTCATTTTTTATTTTTAATTTGTAATAATTTCTGTTTCATAGAACCAACGTTTGTATCTGTTTCCGTATCATCATCTAGCATTTCCGATATTTGCTCTACACTCATTTCTTCAAGCGCTTTGAATATTCTCAATATAGGTGCGCCATAGTTTTTTATATTTGAATACGGAATAGATTTGAGAGTCCCAAGTACCTCAATAGTCCCATCCAATGCTTTCAACAATGAATCAGTAGATTTAGATTCTCCCTCTTTCTCTCCTGACGCATAGTATTCTCCATAATTTGTTACAGTACCTATAGCATTGCTGACTGATTCGCCAATCGTATTTAAAAAATCAGAAATAGGTACATTGATACCTTCACTAGAATAATATCCTTTTATCTGTTTATCTATAGACGAATCAACCAGCCAGCCAATCCCAACCATATCAGCTACGGTTTTTAAACTCTCCCCTGTTAAATCTGCCAATAAAGGTATTTCCTCGGAAGGAGTTTCGTCAAATAATTTTCTAAACTTTCTCATAGTTCTTCTAACAAAAGTGACACCTAGTATGCTACCTAATAAAAGATAAAGAGTATTCTTAGCAAATTTCACTTTGCCAATAGTTCCGTTTATATAATCTTGTGCGTTCTCTCTAGCCAGTATTTCCATCTTATTCAACTGATTTCTAAAATAAGAAGTCAATCTAGTCAGCACATCAGTATCTCTAAATGAAGAAGCCTTATCCTTTATTTCGTTAGTAGTTTGAGTCTTGATAATAATATACTCGGCCTCCTTCACCATCTTTTCATCAAGTGGTTTACCTTCTGCAACATATTTTGCTTTAACAGCTTCCGCAATAGCATAAACGATATTCTCATCCATCCATTGTACGGGTTTCATCCCCTTAACAGCGAAACTTTCAACTCCGAAGTAGTCTTTGCCAACAGCTAGATTCTCTACGACATCAGCAATCTCTTTGTCGTAACCTCCAGTATGCCTACTTCGTAATTGAACAGATTTATTATTCCAATACGCAATAGATTCCTTCCTATTTCTTGCTAGATTTATCACGCCCTGCTTAACATATTTTTCATCTATATAAATAGAAGCTAGAGGTAATGATGTTGCCTGCACGGCAAATACACTAGGAGAAATAAGATACGAAACAGCTATCTTACTTGCCAATGCCATCGCTTTTTTACTCATTGCACCACCCTTGAACTCCATTGATTCCATGTCTTCCACGAATAAATCCATTTCATCCAGTACCTCTATGCCGTAATTTTTCGTTACAGAATCCCTGTAATTCTGCCTAGACATTAACGCTTTCATATCCCTAATCGGTTCAGCCCATCCTACGTATTTTGCAGTTTGTTCTATATGCTTATGTGTTAAATCAAATACATCATCAATATAAATTGGCAATTTACTATCAACTCTTTCCTTTAGAAAATTCAAATGACTCAAAACATCTTTGGCTTTTACCTTGCCGGCTAACCATAAATCTTCTTCCCCCTTGCGGAAGACTTTAAGTGGTAGATATTTTTTAACAAGTTCTAACCCATACCCATTCAGTTTTGTAAATGTACCGTCAACTTCCTTGCCTATATCGCCAAGCACTCCCCATAGTTTATCGGCTAATGCTTTTTCTTCGGGAGTTAAAGACTTAATAAATTCCCTTATATCCCTATCGCTAAACTTATAAATCTTATTAATTAAGACTGGTAACTTACTTCTGAACGTAAACCCACCTTCGCTAAAATGCTTTGAAGCCTGTTCATCTTGCGTGTACATATACATAGCCACCCTAGTAGCCCGTGTCATTTCAACTACACCCACATCGGGTAATGTAGTCCTTACCCATTCAACCTTTGAATCTTTAGTAATAGTCCTATAGATTTTAGAAATATATCCGGGTAAATAACCTGATTCACTCCATGTCCTCTCTATCCCAAGTTCTTTTATTATCTTTTTAATCTCGTCATTATATTTAAACTTATGATTTAATTGCGTATCAGTAGCACCATCCGCAAGTCCATAAATAATTTCTTGGTTCTTGCCACCGTCTTTTTGCCCATCAAGATTTCTTGTTATATGCCTAATTTGCGCACGACCTAGATTCTTTTTCTTTATCCAGTTATGCGTCACTCTTTCTTTTGAACTCACAATCCCTTCTTCTTCAACTACCTTCTTTGCTTTTACATTATCCTCAACGCTTTTAATCATCTCATTGCTTGTAGCTTCAAGACTTCTCTCCTTCCCTGCGATAGTCATAATATCAAACCTAGTAGAAAGATGTATGAAGTGTTTAACAGATGTATCTAATGCTCTCAATTCTTCAAGAGTCATATCCTTGATATTCTTCTTCTCTATTCTTTCGAGTCCTTTTTTAACTGTTTCGGAAAGATTAACATCTTCTGGATGTTGATTAAAGTATTCTTTCATAGCACCCAACTTCAGATACGTCTTCTCCGTCATCCCCTTAATATCTATATCACCTATTGCATCGAGGACAGCCTTCTTATATTGAGGCATCATCGTCTTTGCTTTCTTCTTTGCATTTGTGAAATTAGTTTTTATCTTTGCTACTTCTTCCCTCATCTGTTTTCTAGCTTTCTCGTTTAGTATTATTTCGTTCTTGTGTTGTTTTTGCATTTGGATACCGACTTTTCTCCCTTCTAAATAACCTAACCTAGCACCAACAGTTTTAGCTTTTGCCTTCATTCTTAATAAGCCTCTTTCGGATTTGCCAACAATCTCTCCTCTTTCAAGATTCTCAAACAAATCACCAATTAAAACATCTGGGGACATATCCCGAACTCTTTTATTAACTTCTTTATTAACCCATTCTTTCATCTTGGAATCGAGAGTCAATAACTTCTTTGTATTCGCATCTTCTTTCATCCCTTCAAATTTTGCTTTTATCTCATCGAATACATCATTAGCCGTTGGCACATCTGCCATACTTACATCTTCCGATAACTGTTGATATTCCTGTGCAACTTCCGAATCAAGTCCTTCAAAATCATTTATGAAATTCTGTAATAACT